AAAGATAAAGAAAAACAAGATTTCATCAAAGGATGGAATAAATTCTATAAAAAATTGGAGTGGAATAATATTTAAATGAAACAATTTTTAGAAATTTCGGTAGTAACTTTAATTTTAGGATTTTGTTATTTAGGATCATTACCCTTAATTATGATCGATGTACTTGGTAAAAGTTATTTGAAAATCAAAGAAAAAATGAAACGTCTTACCTTTTTTAAATCTTATTAAAAAATATTCTTACCATTTAAATTTTATTATTTACTTGACATTAGATATATGATATACAACAACATTAACTCCCATAGTACTTATAATAAGTATCATTTATATGAAGCTATTAAATATACTATTGTAGAATTTATTATACCTTGTTTAAAGGGGGCAGATATTATAGATTCTTGACTTTTCTGATAAAATAATATATAATTATAACATAATAAGAAATTTGAAAAAGCTAGATTGTAAATATTTACAATCTAGCTTTTTTATTTTTTAAATATTAAGGAGAATGTATGACATTATCAGACTATCAAAAATTAATTAAAGCTACTGCTTTGTACCCAAATGTAGGTAACAATATTATTTATCCTTCGTTGGGATTATGTGGAGAATGTGGGGAATTATTTGAAAAAATATTAATGACACCATATCAAGTGATTGAAATTCTTAAAGAACTTGGAGATATTATGTGGTATTGTGGAAGATTATCTTCTGAAATAAATTGTAATTTAACAGAATTATATAATAAAAGTTTAGATTTTATTTTACATAATAATTTAAAATTTGAAGAAGAAATGATAATTAGAGCTGGTAATATTTCAGAAATTAGTAAAAAAGTTTTAAGAGACAAGAATGGTATAATAGATGAAAAGGATAAAGATAAATATTATCAAAATCTTATAGTAGTTTTATATTGTGTTGATGGATTATGTGAAGAATATGGGTCTACTATTGAAGAAATTGCTCAAATGAATATAGAAAAATTATTAGATCGTAAAAATAGAGGAGTTCTTAAAGGATCAGGAGATGATAGATGAAAGTATTAGTTTTTAATAGAGTAGTATTTTCATGTGATCATGATGATCATGAACATAAAGTAGCTTTTCTTTTAAATAATATAACTAGAATAACAGGTAGAAAAGATAAAGATACATGCTTTATCAATGATATAGAAGTAGATAAAAGCTTTGATGAAATAATACAAATGATTGAGTATTATGATAATGAGGATTATGATACTTTTGAAATATAAATATTTATAAAATGATTGGAGCAGTTCAATATATGAAAATGGATTTATATCAACAAGTTATACATAAATCAAGATATGCTAGATGGTTAGAAAGTGAAAGTAGGAGAGAGAATTGGGATGAAACTGTAGATAGATATATAAATTTTTTTAAAGAAAGAAATAATAATAATAATAGAGAAGACATTCCTTGGCAAGAATTAAGAAATGCTATATATAATATGGAAATAATGCCTTCTATGCGGGCATTAATGACAGCAGGTAAAGCATTAGAAAGGGATAATGTAGCTGGATATAATTGTGCATATTCTGCTATAGATTCTACAAGGGTTTTTGATGAATGTATGTATATATTAATGAATGGGGTAGGATTTGGGTTTTCTGTTGAAAGACAATATATAAATAAATTACCTGAAATTTCTGAAGAATTTTTTGAATCAGATACTATTATTGTTGTGTCTGATTCAAAAATAGGGTGGGCCACATCTTTGAGAGAATTATTATCACTTCTATGGAATGGTAGAATACCAATATGGGATCTTTCAAAATTAAGACCAGCTGGTTCAAAATTAAAAACTTTTGGAGGAAGATCATCTGGACCAGGACCTCTAGATAGTTTATTTAAGTTTTTAGTACAGTTATTTAAAAATGCTAAGGGAAGAAAACTTACTTCAATTGAGTGTCATGATATAATATGTAAAATTTGTGAAGTAGTAGTAGTAGGAGGAGTTCGTAGATCTGCTTCTATTTCATTATCAAATCTTTCTGATGATAGAATGAGAACTGCAAAACATGGTCAATGGTGGGTAGCACATCCCCAAAGATCTTTAGCCAATAATTCTGCAGTATATTCAGATTTTCCAGAAATTGGTATATTTATGCAAGAGTGGATATCATTATATGATAGTAAAAGTGGTGAAAGAGGAATTGTAAATAGAAGATCGTTAAAAAAACAAACTGAAAGAACAGAAAGAAGAGATTGTTCATATGAATTTGGAGTAAATCCATGTGGAGAAATTATTCTTCGTTCAGCAGAATTTTGTAATTTAACTGAAGTTGTAATTAAATATAATGATAGATTAGATGATCTTAAAAGAAAAGTAGAATTAGCTACTATTTTAGGTACTATACAGGCAACATTAACTGATTTTAGATATTTAAGAAAAGTATGGAGGGTTAATACTGAAGAAGAAGCATTATTAGGAGTTTCTTTAACTGGAATCATGGATAATAAATTAACATCTAATGCTAATGGTGAAGAATTATTAATATTAAAAAATATTGCATATGAAACAAATAAAAAATTCTCTAATTTATTAAACATAAATCAATCAGTTTCTATACAAACAGTAAAACCCTCAGGTACAGTGTCGCAGCTTGTAGATTCTTCATCGGGTATTCATCCTAGATTTGCTCCTTATTATATTAGAAGAATTAGAATGGATAAAGCAGATCCTTTATCTAAAATTATGATAGAATCTAAAATATTATATGAAGAAGATGAAATCAATACTTCAGCTTATGTTTTTTCTTTTCCCAGAAAAAGTCCTAAAAATTCTATTTTTATAAAGGATTTAAATGCTATAGAACAATTAAATCACTGGTTAATTTATAAAAATAATTGGTGTGAACATAACCCTTCAGTTACGATATATGTTAGAGAATATGAATGGATGGAAGTGGGAGCTTGGGTATATAAAAATTTTGATGAAATAGGCGGTTTATCATTTTTACCATATACAGACCATATATATAGACAAGCTCCTTATGAAGAAATTTCTAAAGTAGAGTTTGAAAAATTAGAAAAGGAAATGCCAAAATCTATTAAATGGCATTTATTAGATGAATTAGAAAAGGAAGATAATACAACAGCTACTCACGAATTCGCTTGTGCAGGTGGCTCTTGTGAAATATAGGAGGAAATATGGCTAAAAATAGAATAGCTAAAACTTATGAATTTGATGATGAATATGAACAACAATTATGGTATAAATGTTTAGATTCTAAATGTCCTTGCGATGAATGTTCACATGAAATATCATTAACTTATATTAAAAATTCTAATATTATAGAATTTGAAATGTTTAAAAAATTCTATTATGAAGAATATTATTCTAGATATAATTGGTTTGAAAGAAAATGGATAAGATTAAAAGATGGATTAAAAATTATATTTGGAGGATTTATAAACCTTACAAGCGAATTTACATTTGAAGGTGAAGAGCAAATAAATGATTATTTAGAAGCTATAGAAGGAGGTCTAAAAATAATTAGGGAGAAAAAAGAAAATGCCAATAGAAAAGAAAAAGAAAAAAATTAAAAAAATAGATATAACTGGAGTGGTGGAAGGTGGATGCATATCACCATTTATTGATTGTGCACATATTAAAAGAGAAACGGTGTTAGTTAGAGATACTTATTTACCAGCTATTTTAGTTAAATCTGAATTATGTCATTCTAATTCTGAGGCTAGAAGAATAATTAGAACACAAGGTATTATAATAAATGATCAAAAAATTACAGATTGTGATTATAAAAATAATTTAGATGAATTTAATATAGATCATAATGATAGATTTTTAAAAATAGTTAAGGCTTAAATCTTGACTTTTGAATCTAAATTTTATATAATACAATTTTTTAAAATTAAAGGAGACTATAAATGTACCAAATCAGAAAAGAATTTAAATTTGAATATGCTCATCAATTGACAAGTTCATTTTCTAAACCGTGTCAAACTTTACATGGGCATAGTGCGGTCATAGAAGTATTTTTTAGATCCACTGAGTTATTAGAAGATTCTATGGTTGTCGATTTTGGAAAAATTAAATCTTTTATTAAGGAAGATATTATTGATAACTTTGATCATTCTTTAATTCTCCATAATATTATGGATGAAGAATATATAGAAATGTTAAAAAAATATAATAGTAATGTTATAATGGTTCCTTATAATCCTACCGCAGAAGAAATGGCTAAAGATATTTGCCAGCAAGTTCGAGCAAAGTTAGATTTATATTGGGATAAGTCAAGTAAAGTAGATATTTCAGTTAAATTTCACGAAACAGCTACTGGATGGGCTGAATACTCGGAGGCATAAATGAAAATAACTTTAGCTGAGATTCCATTTGGGTCAATTCAAGGGGAAGGGAATACGACAGGTAAAATTTCTACTTTCATAAGATTTTCCAAGTGTAATTTTCGCTGTACTTGGTGTGACTCTAAACATACATGGAACGAAAATAAAGATACAATTGTATATAGTGACGAGAATCATCTTATAGAAGATAATAAAAAATTATTAGGTCAAAATAATAATATAGTATTTACTGGAGGCGAGCCATTATTATTTCAAGAGCAGATTGTAGATATTAGTAATAAATTAGAGCAATTAGCAATAATACCATTTAAAACTACTTATGAAATTGAAACTAACTTAGCTATATCTATTGAATCTTTACCTTTTATAAAATGGTGTAGATATAAAGAAAACTCTATACAATTTAATATATCTCCTAAATTACAATTTGATTATTCTAAAGTAGTAGATAATATTAAGTTATTGAATAAGTTTAATATTCCATTTATTTTAAAGTTTGTAGATGAAGGTTCAACTGAAACTAGGGAAGAAATTTTAAAATTTATAACTGAAATAAATTTTTCAAGAGAAATAAATAATGGTAAGATTTTCATAATGCCTGAATGTGTAACACGGGAAGAGCATATAAATAGATTTGAAAGAACAATTGAATTTTGTAAAGAATATGGATTCAACTTCACAGCTAGAACTCATATTTTACTATGGGATAAGAAAAGGAGAGTATAAAGAATATGAAAATTGCCCCTAATTCTAATATGGTCTTATCTAAAGAAGATAAGAAATTAATAATAAATCAATTAGCTAAAAAGTATGAAGAAATTTTAGATATTATGAAATTTGATAGGTCAAATCATAATATTGAAGATACCCCACATCGAATGGCTAAAATGTATATTAATGAAATTTTTAAAGGTTGTTATACTGAAGAGCCTAAAGTTACTGTATTTCCAGATGTAAGTAAGGTAGACCAAATGATAACACTTGGTCCTATTGATTTAAAATCTACTTGTAGTCACCATTGGCAGAATTTTGTAGGAGAAGCATATGTATCATATATTCCTAATGGAAAGGTATGTGGTGTAAGTAAATTAGCTAGGATAGTTGATTGGTATGCTAGACGTCCACAAATTCAAGAAGAGTTAACACAACAAATTGCTGAACATATAGAGAGAAAATTAGAACCATTAGGTCTTGGCATTTTTATTACAGCTAAACACTTTTGTATGTCAGTTCGAGGAGTAGAACAATTTAATTCTACGATGGATACTTGTGCTTTAAGAGGTAACTTTAAGGAATCTGCAACTAAAAATGAATTTCTTCAATTTGTTCAAATGAAAAGAAATAAATCTTGACTTTATAATCCTATTATTATATAATATATTTATAAATTAAATAATTAAAAAGGAGATTGTAAAATGGCTAAAGCAAAAGAAGATAAATCACTAAGCGTTATAGTTAATGGATTTGAGCAAGGGTGTGATAATCCAAATTCTGCATTTGCATATACTTTAAGTCTTTTTTCCGATCAGGTTCATTATATGTCAGATGATGCTATTAAAAAAATTATTTGCGAAATATGGGATATGATATATGATACTGAGGAAGAAGGTGGGCTTGGTATCAGAGTATATCATGGTAATAAAGATTTTAAATATTACATCAATAAAGATTATTTAGTTGGAGATAAATTGAAAGCTACTTTTTATGAATTAATTCTTAAGAAAGAAGGTATGGCGGTTGGTAAAGAAGTATATGTTAATAGACATGGTGATCCTGTAACAACTAAACCTAAAGTGGCTAGATGATAAAAAAACATATTATTGGGGTAGATATGGATGGTATTATATGTCCAGATCTACCCCATTGGTTAGAAAAAATATTAAATATATTTCCATGGAGCTATAGATTAGCTTTTTTTTGTTTACCTTTGATTATAGATAAATCCCTATTACATAATATGATTATAGTTACTGGAAGATCGTATCAAGAATCTTCCTTTACTGAAATATGGTTGAAAATGAAGAAGATAAATAACCCTATATATTTCTCTTCTACAAATAGATTAAAAGAACCATGTACTGATATCACTTCTTCTTTACATAAAGTAAATATTATTCAAAAATTAAACATAACTAAATTTTATGAAAGTTCTGAAACACAAACACACATAATAGATAAATCTTTAAAAAAAATAAAGTATAATTGTGAGATAGTTCATTATGAATGAATATTTGGCTAAATTAATAGAAGTAGAGACGAATTTAGAAATCAAAAGGCAATTGAAATTAGTAATAGAAGAAAAAGATAGTGGAGAAAGAATTGGAGATGAAACGCCTAATGCTATAAAAAAGTTATGTCAAGATGGGTATGAATTCTTTAAAGGATTAGAAAAGCCTGTAGTTGATATAGCATGTGGAAATGGTTTTGGAATAGATATATTAGATGCTGATTATGGTATAGATATTCATATAAATCATCCTAAAGCCATATATGGAGATTTATTTGATAAAATCTCAGATGTAGAAAAAGGTATAGAGTCAGGTATATTTTTTCAAGCTATAGAGCATTTTACTGAGGAAGAACAAAAGAAAATTTTAAAAGTCATAACTAGAGATTGTAAATGGTTAGCTATATCTACTAATAATAAAGATGCTGATCCTTTTATAGATGGATGTTTTTTATTATCAGGAAAATATAACCCATACCATAAACATGAATTTGATGCTGAAAAGTTTGAAAAATTATCGGAATATTTTGATTCGTATATTTTCTATAATCAATTTTTTAAAGATGGTGAAAGTACTTTCACACAGGACGAATACCCACATCATGAAGCTATAAATTTTTATATATTTGGTAGATGTAAATAAGGGAGGAAAAATTAAATGTCAGAATTATTAAAAAGATCTATAGAATTAACTCAGAAGGTATATGATTCACCGGATAATCCATATAAAATAGAAAATCAGTTAGAACAAGATTTATTTCAAATATATTATCATCCAGATGCTCATGTTTTTCCACCTAATAATTCTTATCAAATTATGTTACCATATTCTGGTGGGGTAGATAGTTATATTGGTTACTATTTTGCAAAAGTTAGATTTAAAAATGTTATACCATTATTTGTAAATTATGGACAACCTTATGCTAAAGAAGAAATAGAGTCAGTAAAAAATACTCCTTTCTTTGATGATATAGAATCTATAGATTTAACTCGACAATTACAATTTAATAGACAAGATATATGGGGAGAGCATTTTCCATCTAGGAATTGGCTATTTTGTGTATTAGCTGCTGAAAGAATAGATAATATGGGTTCTATTTGGTTATGTGCTCATGATGGAGAAATTACTACTACATGGGGAGATAAGAGTCTATATTTTATTGAGAAAGGTTCGGATATTTTATCTACTTATTTCAATAAACTTATTAGAATAGAATTTCCATTTTTAAATAGAACTAAAGGAGAAATGATCAAGTGGTATTTAAATGAAGGATTATCTAAACAAGATATGTTGGATAGAGTTACTTGCCATAATTTTATTAATGGACAAGCGTGTGGAGAATGTTTAGGGTGTTGTCCTAGATATGTATCTATGAAAATTAATGGAATAGATGAAGAATATATAGGAAACGTTCATGAAAATGCTAAAAAATATTTTAGAGATAGTCTACAAGGTCCTTTAAATATATATTCTAGACAACGTCTATTAGAGGCTGAAGAAATATTAGGAAACTTTTTTTAATTTATATTTAAATAGATACAAATAATGGAGTTAAGATGTTTAAAAAAATTAAAGTAGCAATAATTGGTGTTGGTAATTGTGCAAAAAGTCTTATAGAAGGAGTATCATATTATAAAGATGATACATCAGATGATATTAATGGTATTATGTTAACAGATATAGGTGGATATCGATCAGGAGATATAGAATTTTGTGCAGCCTGGGATATAGATTATAGAAAAATAGGAATCCCTTTATACAAGGCTATAAATTCTAAACCTAATAATGCTAAAACTTTGAAAGAAGAAGTTGAAGATGTATGTGGATCAACTATAGTTCATCAAGGTCCTTTATTTGATGGGGTAGGACCTATGATGTTAAATGATATTGATGAGAATAATACTCATAGACCAGCAGATGATTCAAAGGCTATGACTACTATAGAAATAATAAAAGAATTAAAAGATAAAGAAATTGATATTATTTTAAATTATTTACCCGTAGGATCTCAAATAGCTACAGAATATTGGATGAATATAGCATTAGAAGCTAAATGCCATGTTGTAAATTGTATTCCTATTTTTATAGCGTCTAATCCTAAATGGGAACAAAAATTTATAGATTCTGAATTAACTATCATAGGAGATGATATGCGTTCTCAATTTGGAGCTAGTATTATATCAGCCGCTTTGCAAGAATTACTTTTTACTAGAGGACATGAAGTAATTATGCATTATCAAGATAATATAGGGGGGAATTGTGATTTTAAAAATATGCAAGATCCTGAAAGATTAGAATCAAAGAAAATTTCAAAAGAGAATGTAATTAAAAACCAGAATAATTTACATGAGAAAGAAATTTTACCTAATACAATTCATGCAGGCCCTGCTCAATATTTCTCTTGTTTAGGTGATAATAAAAGAGCACATTGGCTAATTAAAGCTGAAGGATTTTGTGGATCAAAGGTTGAATTTTTTGCTAATCTTAGTGTTGAAGATAGTCCTAATTCTGCTGGTGTTGTTATTGATGCTATTAGATTATGTAAAGTAGCATCAGAATTAGGTATTGTAGGGGCTATTCATGGAGCTTCTGCCGCCACTCAAAAAACTCCCCCTATTGATATGTCTATTAGCTTAGCTAAAGAAGAATGTATGTCACTTGCTAAACGTAAATTAACAGATTTTACTAAACATCAATTAAAAGAATTATCTCCATGTGCCAAAACTTTAAATGAATCTTTTAAAGAATTGGTAATGGCAGCACATAAAAGAGCGATATAATATATGAGATTTATATATTTTCCCGCATGCTCGGTAGGTCCGATTGAGATTTCTTTTAGAAAAGATCCTAAATTCCGATTTTATAATAAAAAAGATAGTGAGTTTTTTCATTACCCTTATTTATTAACATCAGCCGGGCATAGTTATAAGAAAGATAACTATATTACTGATATAAATTTTGATTTTAAAAAGGGAATTTTATTTGGTGATTCAGGCGGTTATCAAATAGCTACTAAAAAATTAACCTATTCTGACGATCTTAGAAAACAAATTTTTAATTGGTTAGAAAATAATTCAAATTTAGCAGCTAATTTGGATATACCACCTGTAGTATCTAATAAAAAAAATAATGTTAACATTTTTAATGAAGCTTTAGCTATTAGTGTAAAGAATTTTAAATATTTTTCAGATAATCAATCTGGTAAGACTAGATTTCTAAATGTTTTACATGGTAGAGATGTATCTAGTTGGGATATATGGTATAATTCTGTTAAAGATTTTAAATTTGATGGATGGTGTATAGGAGGAATTAGTGTAAATAAAAGCTTAACTATTCAATCTCTATTTTATTTATTGATGAAAGGAGAATTTGATAATCCTTCAAATAAATTCTTTCACCTTCTAGGTACTTCTAAACCCGATGTATTTATTTATTTAATTTATTTTTCTTATTTAGTAGAGAAGCTAAGAGGAAGTAAAGCATTTATTACTTCAGATTCAAGTTCACCTAGCAAGGCTACAGCATTTGGTACTTTTTATATATCCCATGATTTTGTTAGTTTTAAATCCTTACAATATACAAATAAATTTAAAATGGATGAGCATATACATTCCTCTGCTAAAGTACCATGTTCTTGTATAATATGTAAAGATTTAAAAATTAAAGATTACTATCAATGGAATACCAATAGTTATACCTTAATGACATTACATAATCTTAATTTATTTATAGATTATATAGAAAATATTAAAAAAATTATGTCATGTGAATATGATGAAATGATTTATAGTTATTTTCCAGCAAAAATAGTTAAAAATTTAAAATTAATAAGAAAATGTTTTGATTCTAAAAACCCGGTGGAATTATTAAGACAACAAGGGAAAAATTTTCAGGATACTAATATTAATTATTCTGAAATGAATGAATTCTTCTAAATTAAAAATATAAATAATTAAAAAATTTTAGGAGAAATAGAAGTTAATGAAAGATATAATAGAAAAGATAAATGCCAACTTAAATGAGAGAAAAGAAATTACAGTTAAAGATATAATGAAAGCTGAAGATTTTCATGATGATGTTATAGGAAATATGTGGTTAAAGCAACTTGCTATACATCAGAATTTAGATAAAGATTTAAAAGAACATATAAAAAATCTTAATAAAGCAATTTCATTTATATCAGATTTAGTAAAATCCGCATAATAATTATCCCACTAATAATTTATAACAAATACTAGGAGGTATCTACTTTTTGTTTGCAAATATATTCTATAATTACAGTTCTAATAAAATTTCACTTTGGGAATACCATGATGGAAATAGATTTTTTGTTCAAGAAGATTATACCCCTTATTGTTATATTCCAAATAAAAATGGTAAATTTAAAGATTTATATGGATCACGGTGTAAGTTAAAAAAATTTAAAAATTACCACGATCAAAAAGAATTTGTTCAAAATTATAATTCTTATGAAGGTGATATTACTCCCATAGATCGTACTCTTATTGATAGATATCATGATATAGACCTTTTAAAAACCATACCTACCTTACATATACATATAACTGATATTGAAACAAAATGTGATGAAGGGTTTCCTGATGCACAAAGACCTAATGATGAAATTCTTTTAATATCAACTTATTCTAATAAAACTAAAAAAGTACATATATTTGGGCAATATAAATTTGATTTTTCTAAATTATCTAAAGATATTCAAGAAAAAATAAATATTAATGATATAATTTATACCTATTGTCAAAGTGAACGTGAACTTTTAAAAGAGTATTTTAGATTTCATAGGAGTGATTATCCGGATATTATTTCTGGTTGGTATAGTCATATCTTTGACTTTCCATATATTTTAGATAGAGCAATATTAATTCTAGGTGATAAATTTGCAAGTAAATATTCCCCAGTTGGGGTTATAAAAGAATCTTATCATAAAGATAAAAAAGAATATGAAATAGCTGGAATTACTATATGCGATTACCAAGATATATATAAAAAATATAGTATTAATGAGAGAGATTCATATTCTTTAAATAACATTGCGCATACTGAATTAAATGAAGAAAAGCTTGAATATGATGGAACTCTTAGAATATTATGGAAAACAGATTGGAATTTATATACTGCTTATAATATTCAAGACGTATTGCTTGTTAAGAAATTAGATGAAAAACTGGATTTTATAGGATTAATTCAAGTTCAAGCTTATATTAGTAAAGTTCCTTTAAATAAAGTTCATTCTAGTATAAAGAAATTTGATAATTATTTAATGTCATTATTAAAATCTTCTAGTATAGTATTACCTACTGCAAAAAGAAGGCATTCTTCTAATATTCCAGGTGGATTTGTTTTAGAACCAACTAGAAAAGGATACCATCAAAATGCTGTTAGTTTTGACTTTACTTCACTATATCCAATAATAATGATGACACTTAATTTATCACCAGAAACTTTTGTAGGTAAAATAACTTCTGTGGAAGGTAATACTTATAGAGATATAGATTATATATGTCTTGAGAATGATAAAGAATATATGATATTGAATAAGATTAAAAAAGGTAGTGATATAAAAAAATTAATAGATAAGCATAAATTAATTCTTTCTCCTAATGGATTATTATTTAAATCAGGAGAGGGGTTTATTCCTAAGATCGTTAATAATATTTTCAAAAACAGGAAAGATTTTCAAAAAACGATGAGGGATTATGATAAAAAATATGAAGAAACTAAAGAAGAAAAATATAAAAGGTTAGCTCAAAAATATAATTTATATCAACATGCACAAAAGATTACTATTAATGCTATGTATGGCATTCTAGCTAATCCTAATTTTAGATTATTTGATGCCGATTTTGCATCTGCTATCACGTTAACAGGTCAAAAACTTATAAAATATACTATATATAATACTAATGAATTTTTTAAAGAAAAATTCAAAATAGATAAAGACGTGGTATATTTTGCTTCCACAGATTCATGTTATTTAGATTATGATGAGATATTAAAAAAATTAAAGGTTAATGATGAAAATAAAATAGTAAATATTATTAATAAAATAAATGAAAAAATAATTGGTCCTTATTTTAAAGAAATATTTAAGGTTTTCTCTTTAGATATGATGAAATCAGATAAGAATTTATTTGAATTTGAAAGAGAATTTATTATTAAGACCTCTATTCATATTGATAAAAGAAAATATGCAATGTTGATTTTAGATAAAGAAGGTACTACTTATAAAGAACCAAAATTTGTTGTAAAGGGAATTGAAATTGTTAGAAGTTCTACTCCTGAATATTGCAGAGATAAAATTAAAGATATTGTTATGATGATTTTAAATATGAAAGAGAAATCTCAAGTAATAGATTCATTGAAAAATATTCATAAAGATTTTATTATACAGCCTCCTCATATTATAGCATTTCCTAGAGGCATTAAAGAGTTAACTAAATATATAGATTCTAAAGGAAATACTAATAAAGGGTGTCCTATTCATGTTAGAGCAGCACATAATTATAATACTTTAGTTGAAAAATTAAGGTTAGAAGTAAAATATGATTATATAATGCCAGGTGAAAAATTAAAATTTTTATATTTAACTCCTAGCAAAATATTACATACTCAAAATGTAATAGCGTTTCCTGAAATATTACCAGAAGAATTTGAATTGCATAAATTCATTGATGTAGAAACTCAATTTAATAAAACTTTTATGTCTCCTATTAATACCATAACTAATAGCATTGGATGGGGTAATTTAGATTTATATACTTCAGATATAGATGAATTTTTCTAAAATAAAAATATTTACTTGACATCAAGAGTATGATATTATATAATTTAAATAAAGAATAAAAGGAGATTGAAAATGAAATATGGTAAAAAAAGAGGAGAAGCAGCAGTAATAATAGATATTAAGGTTGATTTTCTTAATGAGACTTCATATGTTATATTAGATCCTTTATCAAAAGGAAGCCAAAATTTGATAGAGTATGGAATATTGTGCCCTATTCAGGTAACAAAAAAAGAAGCAATAGATATTATGGGGGAAGAAAAGGTGAAAGTTTTTGAAAATATGATAAATAATATTTCTTCTGGAGGACCTGATTATAGGCTAACTAGATATCAAAGTTGAAATATTTGATATCTTAACTTTTTTAGTGTAGGATAAAATATAATATGATTTAAATTGACAATTAAATTTTTTGACATTGATTATATAAAATTATCTATAACCCTTTATAATCAATGGAGAAAAATTAATATGTCAGATTTTATGAAAGAATTGAAGAAAATTAACCCAATGGCAGAAATTTTAGATGAATCTACCTTGGGTAATATTAGCGAATATATATCTACAGGTTCACTTTCACTGAATGGGATTATATCAGGTAGTATATTTAAAGGTATTCCGGCTGGTCGAGTAACAGCAATTACCGGAGAATCTGGAACTGGAAAATCATATATTTGTGGTAGAATTGCTGCTAATGCTCAAAAAAATGGATATGATGTAATTTATTTTGATTCTGAAAATGCTATCACTAAGAATTTTTTAGGTAATTTAGGAGTAGACACATCTAAACTTTTATATTTACCTGTTGAAACATTAGAGGAATTTAAGAATCAAGCTTTTCAAATTCTTAAAACCTTTGAGGAAAAATATTTTGAGCAATCTGACAAAAAGATTATAATAATTTTAGACTCATTAGGAAATCTACCTGCTGAAAAAGAATTAAGAGATGTAGACAATCAGCATAATGCATCTGATATGGGACTTAGAGCTAAAGTCATAAAAAGTATGACTAGAGTTCTTACTACTAAATTAGCTAAATTAAATGTACCTTTAGTATTGACTAATCATACATATGCAGTAGCAGCGGCTAATCCAATGGCCGCTCCGACTGAAGTACCAACAGGAGGTAGAGGGGTAATTTATTTATCTACAGTTATAGCTCATTTAAGTAAAACAAAAATTAAAGAAGTAAATGAGGAAGGCGGACCTAAAAAGACTACAGGAAATATTCTTAAAGCTGATACCACTAAAAATAGAATTGTTCCAGAAGGTCAAAGAGCTGAAATGAAAGTAAATCTAACTACAGGGCCATTAAAATATTTTGGTTTACTAAAGCCAGCAATACGATATGGTCTTATTAAGAAAGATGGTAGTAAATATGTTATTGGAGATTTAGAGAAAAAGTATTGGGAAGCTGAACTATATGCAGGTGGAAGAGACGGTAAAAGTGTAGATGAATTATGGGGTCCAATTTTAAATAAATTAGATGATGAAATGATTGCTAATAATAAATTTTCTTCAATAGCTGATGGTTATGACGATGAAGTTATTACTAGATATTATCTATATCACTCTGAATCTGAGTGTATTTGGATTGTATATAGTAAAGAAGAATTAGATATTGCTTTAGAGAGTGACGGATTAGTATCTGAAATTTCTAAAGACGAATATGATAATATAAAATCTAAAGAAGAAAAGTTAATAGAGGAAGTTATAGAAGATCACCCCGAAAGTAATATCATTAAAGGAGAATAAAAAATTGAAATGTTTTTATCACAAAGTAGATTTTGATGGAGAATGTTCAGGTGCTATAGTTAAAAGATCTTATCCACAATGTGAAATGATCGGAATTAATTATGGGGATGAATTTCCTTGGGATTCTATAGAATTAGATGAAACTATTTTTATGGTAGATTTTGGTATGCAACCATTTGACGATATGGTCAAACTAAAAGAAAAATGTGGAAAATTAATATGGATCGACCACCATTCTACTGCTTTAAATGACTTAAAAGAAAGTGGAGTAGAATTTGATGGAATTCAAAAAGAAGATAAAGCAGGGTGTGAATTAACTTGGGAATATTTGAATCCTGATACTCCTCTTCCAGATTCTGTATATTATTTAGGCAGATATGATGTTTGGGATTTGAATGCTAATCCTAATATACTATCTTTTCAATATGGTATGAAACAATATGAAGATACTACACCTGAATCTAATATTTGGAATGAAATTTTACCTTCTAAATCATTTAAAGAATATCTTAATGGTAAAGTAAATCCTAATCATTTAGCTAAAATTATAGTTGATGGTAATCTAATTCTTAAATATCAAAAGGCAGAAAATAAGAAGAGATGTGAAGCTATGTCATTTGAAACAGAATTTGAAGGGTTAAAAGCTATTGCTATGAATATGGGAATGACTAGTTCTCAAATATTTGATTCAGTTTATGATGAAAATAAATATGATATTATGTTACCTTTCAGTAGAAAATTAGGTCAATGGACAGTTAGTATATATACTACTAAAGATAATATCCATGTAGGTAAAATAGCTAAAAAATATGGTGGAGGTGGACATAAAGGAGCTGCAGGATTTCAATGTTCTAAGCTTCCATTTAAAGCTTAATAATAAAAAAATAAAAATAAAATTTTATTTTGACTTTTAAAAATAAACATATTATAATTAATTTAAAAATTAGGAGGATTGAAAATGGAATTAAGTAAAGATACATGGCATTACAGATTTTATAAATGGTGGTTGAATTTAAAATGTAATTTAAATATTTATAATTTTCCATATGATAAAGAATGGGATTTTTATAATTTTTACGATCGTAGAGATAGAACGATAGGTGAAAAAGTTACATTTGAAGAGGCATCTGATGAATTAAAATTATGTATAGCTACAAGTGGTAAGTATAAATTTCATAATTTATGTTTATATATAAAAGTACTTTTCTTATATGCTCCAGTCAGGTATCTTTGGCATACTCCACTTATAAAATGGTCTATTATAAATACTGTTATTTATTCTATAAATATTTTGATATTATTTAATGTAGATAGCATTTTTATTTCTGATGGTATATGGTATATATCTACATTATTAATTATAATAGCTATTATAATTTCATATTTGATATTATGGATTGAAATTTTGGTACCTGCTATATATAGAAAAATAAATGAGTATAAAAATAAGCCATCTGAAGAATCTAATAATTTTTATTCATCTGTTATGAAACCATATTTTAGTGATATAAAAAATAAAATTTGTAGGAAAATTGATTTTAAATAATTAAAGGTATTGAAAATGAAAATAATTAATTCAGAAAAATTAGTAATTAAATCTTGGTGTAATAATCCAGAAGAATCTGCTATAAATCAAGCTAAAAATTTAGCTAATCTACCATTTGCATTTAAACAAATTGTTTTAGCTCCAGATACTCATCAAGGATATGGAATGCCAATTGGTGGCATATTAGCTACAGAAGGAGTAGTTATTCCAAATGCAGTGGGAGTAGATATTGGATGCGGAATGATTGCAGTAAAAACTTATATTAAATCTAAAGATCTAGATAATAATACTTTAAAAATAATTATGGGAGAAATTAGAAAGAAAGTCCCCGTTAGATTTAATAAACACGATAAAATGCAAGATTTAAAATATATGCCATATGAGGCTTCTATTAATTCAGAATTATTTTCAGGATTACCAATAATTAAAAGAGAATATGATAATGCTAGATTATCTCTTGGAACTCTTGGTGGCGGTAATCACTTCATCGAAATTCAAAAAGGTGATGATGGTTACATCTGGATAATGGTTCATACTGGATCTAGGAATTTAGGTAAACAAGTAGCAGACCATTATAATAATTTAGCTAAAGAGTTAAATAAAAAATGGTATTCTCAAGTACCTAAAGAATGGGATTTAGCTTTTTTATCTTTAGATTCTCAAGAGGGTCAAAATTATTTAAAAGAAATGAATTATGCTTTAGAATTTGCTACATGCAATAGACATTTAATCATAGAAAGAATTAAAGAAGCTTTCTATAATGTTTGGAATACTAAAACATCATTTCCTTTAAATTTTATGGAACCTATTGAACTATCACATAATTATGCTAGAATGGAAAGTCACTTTGGTAAAAATGTAATGATTCATAGAAAAGGAGCTACATCTGCTAAGTTTAATGAATTAGGAATTATTCCTGGATCTCAAGGATCAAATTCTTATATAGTTATAGGCAAAGGTAATAAAAATTCTTTTATGTCTTGTTCTCATGGAGCTGGTAGAAAAATAGGAAGAAAACAAGCTCAAAAAAATTTAAATTTAGATGAGGAAATTGAAAAATTAGATAAGTTAGGTGTTGTACATAATATAACAACTGAAAAAGATTTAGATGAAGCTAGTGGAGCATACAAAGATATTTCAGTTGTTATGAAAGAACAAGAAGATTTAGTTGATATTGCAGTTGAATTGACTCCAATGGGAGTTATAAAAGGATAAAGGAGATTGGAAATGTTAAAAATGATATTGAATACTATATTTCTTTTAATATTATGTATTTCTATTGCACAAGCTAATACTCCTCATTATAAAGTTCTTGTTGATATAACTCCTCCTTTTGTTATGAAAGATGAAAGGAATAATTGGGAGGGTATAGAAATAGAGCTTCTAAAAGAAATATCTGACAGATCCAATTTTTCTTATGAAATTGAACAGGTACCCTTTAAAGATATTTTTAAAGAGATACAATCTGGAAATGGTGATATAGGATTATCTGCTATAACCATAACTTCTGATAGAGAAAAATTATTTGATTACACACATCCATATTATACTTCTAATACAGGAGTATTGACTAAAACTGATAATATAGCAATAACCATAACAAAAAAGATTTTCTCTATCACCTTTTTAAAAGCATTGATGCTATTACAATTAGCTACTTTTATAATAGCATTTCTAATATGGATTTTTGAGATTAGGAAAAAGCATGATTATTTCACTTGTAATAAAGAAGGGTTAGGGAATTCGTATTGGTTTTCTTTAGTAACTAGTATAACTCAAGGTTACGGCGATATGACTCCACAAACTTTGGCCGGTAGGATAATAACAAGTGCTTGGATGTATATATCATTAATATTAGTTAGTGGATTTGTAGCTGTTTTAGCTGCCTCTACCACTATTGAAAATGAATCCGAGAATAATTTTAGTATCAATTGGGTAAAGAAAAGAGACATAGGTGTCATTGAAAATACATCTAGTTCTAAATTGTTGGATAACATGTCCATTATTAATACAAAATATAAAACTTTGGAATTAGCAGAAAAAGATTTGACAACAAATAAAATTGATGCTATAATATATGACTATCCTATATTAAATCATTATATACAGGATAAGAGAAGTTTATCACTTAATAAAATAGATTTTAATGTAGAAAGCTACGGATTTTTATTTAAGCAAGGCAGTCCATTAAGAGAGGAGGTGAATTTTAGATTAATAGACTTTATTAGTTGTTCAAAATGGCACAAAATTCAAAAATTATATTTAAATTAAGGAGAGTAAAAATGAAATGTAATTGGAAAGTAACATCAATTATTTTGGCTGTACTAACAATATTTTTAGTAACAGAATATTCGGAAGCTAGAAGGGGAGGGTTCTCATCTTCAAGAAGTTTCTCATCTTCAAGAAGTGTTTCAAAGAGTAAAAGTTGGGGGTTTTCAAATTCAAAATCTCGTAATACTTCTTCTAAGAAAACAGTAAAACATTCTAAAAAACCTAAGAATGTAGTAAAATCTTCTACGAAGTCGACATCGAAATTTAATAAGCCAGCTTCTACTTTTTCAAGTAAGAAAGCCGCAAGTAAAAAGAAATCAGCTGCTTCTTATAAAAAATATAAATCAAAATTTAAGAAACCTTCTGTTACAGCTAGTAAATCTAGTTTAAGAAAATCGTATAAAAATAATAATATAGTTAGAAATTCTTCAAATTATAATTCGTCTACATATGATAGAAGAAGATCTACTTATTATGGTTCTTATCAACAACCTAATTATGTGTATGTAGGTTCTTCTAGTTATGGTATGTGGGATTCTCCGTTCTTGTGGTATATGCTGTTGAGTAATAATAATTCTAGTTTTGCATATAATCATTATAATGATCCTGGATATCAGCAATGGAGAAGGGAAGCTAATGAACTAGCTAGAAGCAATGAGAATCTTGAAAGAAAATTGAGAGAATTAGATCGAGAAGTAAGTCAAATATCTGGTGAAAGAAATCCTAATTATTTACCTGCTGGTGTTGATGCTGATATAGCACTATCGAGAGATGTAGTAAATGCTAATAGGCCAATTTTGAGAGTATGTACAGGGCCAATTGATGGTATGTATGTTTATTCTGGGAAAATTTTAAAGAAATCTTCTGATAGTGTAGATATTGAAATTGTTAAAACAAAAGGCACTATGGATAATTTTAAAAAGGTTGAGGCTGGCGTATGTGATGCCGCTTTTGTACAAAGAGATGGCTATTGGATTTATGCCCAATTTAATCAAAATACAAATCTTAATTATACCCGGGTGCCATCAGTTTATACAGAATATGTTCATTTAATGTGTAAGAATGATAGTGATATTACTAATATTTCCGATATGAGTTCTAGGAATACTATATTAATAGGACATGATGATTCTGGATCAGCTCTTACTTGGACTAGTTTTGTATCTGAAAACAGTAAGTATAAAAAAGTTAATGCACAAAATGGTAAAAGTGCTAGTGGTGAAGCCTTAGAACTAATACAAAATAATAGTAAGGCTGATTGTATGCTACAAGTATCTGGGATAAAATCTAAAGGTATTAGAAATGCACTTGAAATGAACAACTATTCTAAAACAATAAGTCTTGCTAGTGTGAGTGATAACAAGCTTAATAAATTGAAAGACCCGGGTAATAATCCTATTTATAAAGTAGGAGTTATTAAATCTACTACTTATCCTAGTATGCAAGAGGGAATGATATATGGCCATAATGATATAGATACTTTAACCATAGAAACTGATTTTATAATTTCAAATGTATGGAAGAACAAAAACAAGCAAACTTTTGAACTTCTTAATGATGAGATTAATCTATCTATTCCTGAAATTAGGGCATACACAAATAGCCAATAAAATGGATTGAAAAGGAGCTTTACATGGGTATATTTAGTTTTTTAAAATCATATAAAAAGGTAAAGAAAAATAAGAAAGAGGGCGTACAACCAGATTATCCCTTTAATCTCAGAGTAGATGGTATTATTAAGTTGGATGAAACACCTTTTCTATTTAACTCTGATTTAAATTTTGATTTTCCTGGAGGATCTACTACAATACTAGCTATAGGAAAATTTAAATTTTATAATGACTCTTTTTATAGAGCTTATTTAAAATCTAGTGAAGGGAAAGAACCGTTTCTTCAATTTAATATTGATGGATCTGATGTTATATTATTTGATACCATTACTGAAATATATCCTCAATCAGAAAGTGAATGGAATGAGTGGTTAGAACCTGGTGAGGGATATATTGGGCAGCAAACTATTGAGGTTGAAGGTAAATCTACTAGAATTTATAATAGAGTGTTTGGAGGTGATAATTATTGGACAGAACCGATCCAATATAATGAACACATAGAGGTTTCTAAAAAACAATCAAATGTTGAAAATTATGAAGCCCCTGCTCAAATGATGTTATATGAGTATAAACTTGAAAGTGGTGAATCTGAATATATTATGGTTAATTTTGAAGAAGACGAAAATGATATGGATATTCGTTTGTATATCGGGATTAATATTAAATTAGGTTCATTAGAAATTATTTAAAAAAACAAAATAAAAAGGAGATATTAAAATGCTAGGAAATTTTTTCAAAAATTATGGTAAACAAAAAATAATGGATGCGGGTGAAGGTGCTATGAATCTTATTGTAAAAATGGATGCTGAAGGTGCTACAGAAGCTTCTATTCTACAATTAAATGAATATGTGAATGACCTTATAACCCAAGCAGCAGAAGCCAGACAGGAATATAATAAAGAAAAAGCTGAATATGATCACATTCAAGAATTGTTTGATAAAAGGATGCAAGCGGCTGAAAACTTGCAGAATATGATTGCTTCAGAAGAAGATGACACTAGAAAGCAAGAACTTGAAGGAAAACTTGCTGATTTGCTAGATAAACTGGAATCTATGTCTCCTGATATTGAAAAGGAAAAAGAAGATGCCGAACAAGCTAAAGTTATTTTAGATGATTTGGAAGAAATGGCTAAAGAGGCGTCTATTGAATTAAAAACAGCTAGACAAAGGGCATCCGAAGCTAAAAGAAATATGCAAAAAGCTTTACTTGATGAAAAGAGAGCTAAGAAAAATCAAGAGAGAGCTGAAGTAGCTGCTGGTCTAAAAAGGAAGATAGGAGGAATGGGGTCCGCATTAGATACTATGGAAAAAATGGCAGATGACTCTAAAAAGAAAACAATGGCTGCTAAGATGAAAACGGATTTATTGAAACCAATTCCTAATATTGACGACGATCCCGATATTAAACTAGCTATGGGAGAAAGTAGCAATAGCAATGAAGGAAGCAGCATTTCAGATAGATTGAAAAATCTAAGAAGTTCTACCAAATAATTTGTGTAAATCTTGCCTTACAAATTAACATGAAAATAAAAAATTAAGATATGAAAGGAGGAGATATAAAGTGAAAAAAATTATGGGAGCACTAGCAGTTATATTGGGTATATTTTTAATGATTTATAATTATTTTTTTAAAGTATCAAATATAACTAAAAGTGCTGTTATGCAATTAGAAGACAGTGATGTTATGTATGGTATTGGTTCAAGATTAGCAACTACAAATACAAGTTTAATTTTTACAGTAATTAGTTTGTTGTTAATTATTTATGGAATTTATATTTTTAATAAATCTAAAAATGGAGAATAAAGGATGAAAAATGTATTTTTACTTATAATTATAGCAGTATTAGCAAGTGCATGTGGCCCCGCTAGAATAGATGAATTTATTGAAGTTAAACCTAGTGAAACTGCTTTTGTAATTCCTTTAGAAGGCGATACAAAAGCTCAAGGTAAGTTTAATTCTGAAAAATACCTTATTGATAAAAAAGTTGCTGCTAAAAGAATTTATTTACCTTTAAGAAAAGTTGATACTGGAAGATTTTGGTGGCAATATGCATGGGTACCAACTGTTAAAGTAATTACTGTAGATAGAAAGCCTATTACTTTTGAATGGGAAGGGAAAAAAGGTATAGAATGGGACTCCTATGTTAAATGAAGAAGGATTACCAGTAGTTGTTCAAGGGGCCAGACAACAAAAAGGAATAATTGTGGATCAGGCTAAAGAAGAATTAATAGAATTCTTCTCCAAAACTGGATTAACAATTACAACTTTTGGTTTAACTGGTGGGTTAATGTATGATGATAAAGAAATTCAAAAAGCTATTAATGATAATTTTAGATCAGAATTAGAAATTAAAAATCAACGTAATGAGCGTTTAGCGCAAGAAGAAACTAATAATAAAGATATTGCTCAAGCAACAGCTAAAAAATTAGCGGCACAACAATTTGCTTTAGCTGCTGAAGCACAAACTAAAATGATTAATTTAGAAATTGCTAAGATAAAGGCCGAAGCGGAAAAAATAAAGGCTGAAAAATGGAATGGTCAATTACCATCTAATATTATGCCTGAAGGTTCAAATTTTATTTTAGGAATGAAATAAATAATATCTTGACTTTTTAAATGTAATATTATATAATATAGTAAAAAATTAATAAATTGAAGAGGCTAATTGTAAATAATCAATTAGCCTCTTCTTATTTTTAGGAGTAATATGTCAGAAGAACAATCAGAAAATTTTGAAGCATTAATTCTGGCCCAGCTTATTCACAACCCGTATTATAGAGATAAAGTTTTAACTCAAATTAGACCTAATTTTTTTGATAATATAGAAAATCAGAAATTATTTAAATCCTTACATTCTCTAGTAGTTAAAGATAAAATTAAATTATTAGATAGAAAAACAATAAACATAAAATATAAAGATAATGATCACATAGAAGAAATATATGGTCTAGAATATCCCAATGAAAATATAGACTTTTTAATAAAAGAAACCGAAAAGTGGGGAAAAAATAATGCATTAATTGCAGCTATTTTAAAATCTGCTGATATAGTAAAAGAAAAAAAAGATACAGGAATAATAGGTAATTTAATTAAAGAAGCATTAACATTTGGATTTGAAAAAGATTTAGGACATAATTATTTTAAAGATATAGATAAAAGATTTGAATTCTATAATAAAAAAGAAGAAAAAATATCTACAGGTTATAAATTATTTGATTTATATACTAATGGTGGCTTACCAAAGAAAACTTTAACAGTAGGAGCCGCTTCATCGGGTCTTGGTAAAACATTAGCGGCTTGTAATATTAGTGCTAATTTAATTCCTAACAGACTGGTAGGAGTATATTTAACTCTAGAATTAATGGAAGAATTAATAGCTAGAAGAGTAGATAGTATTTTAACTAAAATTCCTTATTATAAATTGCCACATGAAAAGAAAGAATTTTTGAAAAGAATATCTAAAATTGAAAATAGAAACAATTTTCATATTAAATATTACCCTCCATCAAAAGCATGCGCAAATAATATTAAAGTATATCTTAAAGAACTGGAGATAGTAGAAAAAATAGTACCAGATTATTTAATAGTAGATTATTTACAATTGATGAAACCTAACCACGAAAGACCTGGAATTAATTCATATGAAAAATATAGAGAAATAGCTGAAGAATTAAGAGAATTATCATCTGAATTAGATATTCCCGTTATTACTTTTTCACAAGTACAACGAGAAGGATATTCAAATTCTGAATTGAGTTTAACTCATATTGCCGACTCAATAGCTATTGTAAATGTTGCAGATTTAGTTATTGGATTAACTCAAACTAATGAAGAGGCAGAAGAAGGGCTACAAACTTGGAAAATTATTAAAAATCGTTTAGGTAGAAAAGGTGTAGCATTTAGAATGCAGCTTGATGATGAAATTCTAAAATTTAATGAAATACTTAATGATGAAGAATTAACAAAATTTGATACCTGGGATATAAGACGTAAAGAATATGAGGCTTTAACTGATTTGCAAAATAAAGAGAAAGTGAATGTTAAAAAGCAGAAGAAAATTAATAAAGAAATAAATTCTTCTTTAGATTTATTGAAAAGGGAAGTTGAAACACAAGAAGATGATAAAGAAGATATAGCTGATTTTTTAAAAACTATGGTCAATAATAACGAAGAAAATAATGATATGTTTAAGGATTTTAAATAAGGAGAAATAAATGGAAATAATATTAGCAATATCTAAAGAAACTGGTGAAGAAATAATAGGAAGACTAGTAGGAGAAATCCAAGAAGATTTAAATTATATTTGTATGCAAGATATTTTTAAAATTCAATGGGTAAATAATCAAAATGGCCAAATACTTCCTGTTCCAGTTGACTATCCGTCCCCTAGTTTAGAAAGTTTACTGACTATTAAAGCATATGAAAATTTTGTTAGATATTTTTCAATTTTAAAAGATAAATATTGGTATTTTAAGGAAGAAGATATTAAAGAAGAAGTTGTTAAATGGTATAATACTGCTATAGCTTCTAAAACAGGAATTACGATGGCGAATGATATTCCACAAAGTACTATAATTACCTAATATCTTGATTTTTATATAAATTTATTATATAATAATTATGAGAAAAAGATTAAAGAAAAAGATTACTAAAAAAATAGGAATAGAATTTAATAAATGGTATATAGATGAATTTCTACCTTTGTTAAATAAAAAGAATAAAGAATTAAAGGAATTAAAAAATATGAAAATTTGTTTAGAATATGAATGCTCTTATTATAATGAAGAAGAAGAAAATAATTGTAGACTGGAAATAGACATAAGCAATTGTAATTTATTTCCAGTTTACATTGATGATAGTGATGATGTATGAAGATGGTTATTATAATGTAACTACAGAATGGGCTTCTGATTATATAGTAATTGAAAATAATGTTATTATAAGAACTTCAAGACAATATAGATGGTTAAGAAATTGGGATATTAATATTTTAAAAAAATTTAAATTAAGAAAGCTAAAGATGGATAAAAAAATAATTAATATTACACATCGTGACATGGATGGTCTAGTTTGTTCTATTCTATTAAACGATTTTTGTAATGCTAAAGATATAGATTTTGAAAAAATTGAATGCACATATAGAAATATAGATTCAACTCTAAAAAAAGTTATTGATGAAAATTGTTATATTTTCATCACTGATATTTCTATTGTAGATGAATCACAATTCCCAGAATTAAAAAATATGAAAAATGTTTTCTTCATAGATCATCATCCTAGAGAAACTCCTTCAATTATTAAAAATCAATACCATGCAATTAATAAAGGAGCAGGATGTAAAATGACTATGGATTATATTGAGAAAAAATACAACTATAAATTTTCTAAAGATATCAAAAGATTAGTATTAATTGCTTCGGATTATGATACATGGACTCATAAGTATCATATTTCAAAACAAATGAATAGATTGTTTTATTTTCATGGAGTTAATAAATTTTTTTATAGATTTGCCGCAGGATTTAATGGTAAATGGACGGATGAAGAAAAGAAATTTTTTATTGCTAAAAATGCTGAGGTTCAGCATATTAAAGATACTTTGATGATTGAAGAAATATCAAATAATGTTAGATTAATTTGTGTTACTAAAGAAATAGATGAAATGGCAGAATATGTTCAACAAAAAGATAATGTAGATTATGTTATTGTTTATAATTCTTTTTTAAAATCATTAAGTTTTAGATCTACAGAAAAAGCAAAAATTCATATGGGAGAATTTTTAAATCAATATGGTGGTGGAGGTCATAAATGTGCAGCTGCTGTTAAAATTAAAGATGAAAATGAAATATTTCCAATATTAGAAATTTTAGTTACTACATTAGGAGAATAATTTTATGTATGTGAATTCACAAAGACCATTACCTGATATGTTATTTATACAAAAATTAAAGAAAATTAGTTCTAATGAAGAAATTGAATATATAATAGATATTTTAGATGATGAAAATAAACATATTATAAATGATATAGATAAGCAGAAAATAGAACGTTTTTTTAAACGATTGCGGTATAATTCTAAAGGGTCTGTAAGTTCTTGGAAAGATACTATTGTAGAATTTTGTAATACTTATGATTGTGATATATTATTTATATTACAAAAAAATAAAAGATTATTTGAAAAAATTAAAATTGAAATGAAAAATCTTAATAATGAAAATATGGAAGAATTTTTTTAAAAAAATGAGGAGATTTAAAAATGTATCAAAAAGAATCTGAGAGTGTTGGAAGAAGTTGAAGAATGAATATAGAAAAATAACTATTAGTCCAATTTATATATATAATATATTTCTTAATACATATTATCGCTATTTTGAAAATAGATATAATAGACAAACTAAAAAAATAGAAGAAAGTTTAGAATCATTTTTAAAATGGTTTATAAGTACATATTATTATAAATTTAAAGAGGATAAAGAGGAATTTGAAAATTATTTATTTTGGATATTTCAAACATATGGTAAAATATCTATTAGACAAATACATAAATATATTGAACTTTGGGAAAAAAGTAAGAGTTTAGAAGAAGAACCTTTCTCATTAAAAATTTCAAAATATCTTAGAGATAATTATATAACATGGAATAATTATATAAAACCTAAAAAAGGATATTTTCCTATTATACTTCAACATTATATATCAGATAGAAATTTTCCATTTGAGCTATTATTATATCTTAATATTTTAGATAAAGTAGAAAATAAAAATAAAAATATATTAAAAATGTTAATTAGTAAAGAATTATATGATATTAAAAAATATAAAATAAAAGCAGAAGCTAATGAAAAATTTATTCAAAATGAAATAGAAAATATTAAAAATTCAATATAGAGGAGAAAATATTATGATGGAAGATGACAATCAAACTCCTATTCCAACTCAAGGAGGACAAATATATGGTTATGAAGTGCAAATAAAAAGATCTAAAGATTCTTGGGAACCAGCTAATATGATAAAAGATAAGAGTGGGGTGCCATTACCTCTTATGCATAATGGTATATTAAATACTATGGGATTTTATGGTTATGCACAATCTAAATCATTGGCTTGGATGATAAAGGCAATTGCAGCATCTGAAGGTAAACAAATTGATGTTAGAATAGTACCATTTAAAATAATATATGATATAAAATGTTATATATTAGAAGATGAAGCTAAGATAATAGAGGAATAGAGTTATGATATTTCTAGGTAAAATGTGGGATAATTGTTGGAAAGTTTTATTGGTATTAATATTATTTGGTCCAATTCCATTTATTATATGGTTAGATCTTCATTTTAATTTTAAAGAAGCTATGCCTTTAATTATAATGCTAGTAATTTTCATAGATATATTATTGCTGATTGGATTTAATAAATGTCATGATGATTATTTATATAAATCACGATATGATAGATAATAGAGGAATAGAATGAAAATACTTAAATGGTATGAATATTGTGATGATATTCAACTATTAATTAAGAAAATAGAAAATTTAAACTTAAATATAAATAAAATATATGCTATTCCTAGAGGTGGATTAATTCCGGCTACCATTATCTCTCATTATTTTGATGATATTCCAATTGTTACCAAAATTGAGGACTTTGATTTTGATACTTATAATAAAATATTAGTAATAGATGATTTATGTCATACTGGTTATACTATGAAAAATCTAATAAAAGTTAAGATGGATAATGTATTTACAGCAGCATTATATGTAAAACGAAAATCTTCTTTTATTCCAGATTTATATATAGAGGGTGATATACCTGAAGACGAATGGATACTTTTTCCATATGATAATGAAATTAAAAGTGAAGATGAATTAACAGAGGATCATTATAATAAAGTTAATAGTCTAAAGAATGGATAGAATTACTGTTAGAACAATTTTAAATGAGATAGTACATGAGGGTAAGATAACTGAAAATAAAACTGGTTATAATTTTCGCTGTGTAATTTGCCATGATAGTAAAAAAAATAAATCTAAAAGAAGAGGATGGATTCTATTTAGAGGAGAGCAAATAACTTATTATTGTTTTAATTGTTTATATGATAGATCCTTTAAAAACTTTTTAAGAGATAAATATCCTAGTTTATTTGAAGAACATTATAAAACTACATTAAATAATTTAAAATTAAAAAAATCTCATTGTGAAATTGTAGCTAAAGAGATAAAATCTAATGAAATTAAAGACTTATCTAATGAAATTATACCTTATTCTTTTCAATTATTAGATAAAAATATTAAAGATAGAGAATTAAAAAAATTACAATTAAATGCTTTAAAAATTATATTAGAACGAAGTATTCCTAAATTATATTATAGAGATTTTTTAGTTTGTTATGAGGGTAAGTTTAAGAATAGAATTATAATACCTTATTATAAAGATAGAATTCTTTATGCTTTTCAAGGTAGAACTATAGATAATAATCCTTTAAAATATTTAACTTATTGTGAAGAAAATGAAAAAATATATAGATTTTATAGTTCTAATAAAGAAGAGATAGTTTATATAACAGAAGGCCCAATAGATAGTATGTTTATTGAAAATGCTATAGCTACATCAGGAACAATAGGTATTGATAGTACTCAGTTTAAAATTATAAAAAATAAATTTATGAAAAGAGTTTGGCTATTTGATAACGATTCAGCTGGAATAGAAAGAGCTAAAAAGTTTGCAGAAAATAGTGAAAATATTTTTATATGGCCATCTCATTATAGAAATATAAAAGATATAAATGAATTAGTTTTATTTGATAATTCTATAGATATTGAAAAATTATTATTAGAAAATACATATAATGGATTCGAAGCAATAATAAAATTAAAATTATTATAGTTTAAAAATAACTTGACTTTATCTAGTAAAAATTATATAATATTTATAAATTAATTGATAAATTTATTCCGAAATTGATTATATAAAATATAATAAACTAAAAATATAATCAATGGAGGAGAAGTTTAGCATGGCAGAAGCAATAATTGAAATTAAAGATAAATCAAAATTTGTAGCCCCACTTAGTAGTTTAAAAAATGGAATAACATCTATAGTATTTTCAGTTGAAAATAATACATTAAAAATAAATGCACTATCAGAAGATAGATCACAAAGAGCTAATATTTGGTATAAATCTGATATTGTAGAAGTTTCCAAAATAGATGATGTTGAAAAATTAGGTATTTATAATTTAAGTGAATTTTTAGGTGTATTATCTTTATGTGAATCAAAACTAAAAATAAAAGTTAAAGATAATAAATTAATGATAGGGTTAGGTAAGACATCTAAAGTTAATTATGTTCTTTCAGATATTGATTTAATTGAGGAAGGCCCTGAAAAAAGTAAACCAATTGATTTTGAAATAGAATTTGAAGTAGATGAAAATTTTATTTGTAAAGTGAATAGTATTTCAAAATCGCTTAATGTTAATATTTTGAAGTTTATTGTTAAAAAAGGTAAATTATTTTATAAAATTACTGATAAAAATGAAGAATCCCATGATTTTACAGAAAAACTTTTAGATGATTGTGATTGTTCGGATATTTCTATATGTATATGTTTAAAGGATGAAAATAGAGATAATATTGGTATTTTGACAGATAAAATCCCTTATAAATTTTCATTACATAAAAAAATAGTGCAAATTGAATCTATTACTGAAGATTATGAAAAAATTAGATATTTTTTAGGTCCTTTAACAGAGGATTAAAAGTTTTAATAGAGTGGCATTGGCATATGTCAGGTAAAACATAATTTAAAATGCCATTTAAGTTATGGAGGGTCAATACCACAATTGTTTAAATTGAAATTTTAAACAATTGTGGTATTGACTACGGAGTTAGGTGTGGAAACTAGCCTCTATTAAAAAATATAATATAACTAAAAATTTTCTTAATAAATTTTCTTAATAAATATTTAAAAATATATTTATTAAGGAGATTTTAAAAAATGATATTGTCACTTGATATTAGTTTAAGGTGTACTGGTATTACTTTATTAGATCTTAATGGAAACTTAATAGATTTTACTATAATAGCAAATGAGGAAATAAAAAATGAACAACTACTGGACAAAAATCAAAAGGATATATCGGAATTTGTTAATAAATATTCAAATGTTATATCTAAAATTGCAATTGAAGGTCTTTCATTTCAATCTGCGTCGAAAGTAAGAGATCTTATCGATGCTAATTTTTGGGGGATACGTTTATTACTTTGGAAAAAATTTAAAAATATTCCAATAGATATAGTTCCAGTTACACAATGGAGAAAATTAGTTATTCCAATTGAAAGATCTAGGGAACTTAAGAAGTTAATTAAATGGGGAATTGTTAAAAAAGTTAATTGGCAAAAAATAGAGTGTGTATGTAAATTACCAAAGAAAGTTAAATTAAGATTTGAAGAGTATTTAGGTAAAAAGAAAAATGGGTTATTCGATTTGACGGACTCTTATTTTTTAGGGCAATATATAATTTCACTTAAAATAAAAAAGGATGATTATGACTAAAGAAAAATATCAACTATTGGCAGATTTTAAATACAAACCAGGTGATTATTTTGGATCTGAATTAACTAAATTAAATTCTGCAGATTCTGAAGAAATTTCACTCTATAAAACTCAATGTATTAATGAAGGAATTGGTTGTATAATAGCTGTAAAATTTCCCAATGTAAGTAAAGTGATATATGCTGTATTAGAAGATAATGATTTAGATACCGATAAAGAAAATCCTAGATATATATTTAGTTATTTTGATATTGAATCAGATAAAATAGTCATCATAGATACTTTATATGATAGAGGTTATGAGATAGTTAAAGGATTGGAGAGATAATTTGACTGAACCGAACATTCCGTGGGTCGAAAAATTTAGACCCAAGATTTTAGATAATGTTATTTTACATGTCTCTGATAAAAAAATCATTAAATCTATAATTGACATCGGCGCTGAAAATTTACCAAATTTGTTATTCTCGGGATCACCTGGGACAGGTAAAACTACTTTGGCTAAAGTTATAGCAAATGAATTAGATATGCCATGTTTACATATAAATGCTTCAGATGAATCAGGTATTGATACAATAAGAACTAAAGTAAAGGGATTTGGTTCTTCTATGTCAGTTGATGGTAAAATCAAACTTATAATAATTGATGAGGCGGATGGATTAAGTTTTCAAGCCCAGAAAGCTTTTAAAGGGGTTATCGAAAGCTTTCATAAAAGTACAAGATTTGTATTTACTTGTAATTATTCTGAGCGAATAATGGATGCTCTTAAATCGAGATTGAAAGAAGTACAATTTAAAACAATTTCTATTAAGCCTATAAAGAAACGAATAATAGAAATTCTTAAAAATGAAAATATTAATGTTTCTAAATCTGAAGGGATTAAGCTAATTAATATGATTGAAAGACTTAGTCCAGATATTCGTAAAATTATTAATCATTTACAATATTTTTCTAGTACAGGTGATTTAGAGATTGAGGATGATATAGATGCTGATGTGTTTGAAGAAATTATTACTATGATTAAAGAAAAGAAACTTAGTAATATTAGAGAAATATTAAGAAATAATAAATGTGATTATAATTTATTAATAGCAAAAGTTTTTGATAGTGTTTTAGATGATAAAAATGATTTGCTAGGGAATCTAAATGAAACGCAAAGAGCTAAAATTATTTTACTTTGTAGTGAATCTCTATTTAGATCGTCATTTGCAGTAGATAAAGAAATTAGTTTTGCGTCTTTTACCATTGAATGTATGGCTATTTTATAAAGGAGAAAATGAAGGAAAGTACTATAGAATGGAAATATAGCAAGGATATATTAAAATAATATATGGATGAATTTTTTAGTTCTAAATATAAAAAAAAGAAAATTATAGAAGATGAATTTGAAATTAAAGGAAAGAAAGTAGATTTATTTTCTTATCTTCATGATATATGTTATGCTAAAACCGGAACATTATCATTAAAAGATCCAGGATTAAAAGCTTTTAATTCATATATGATTTTAAAGTTTTTGTCATTAGAAGAAGCGTATTTGCCTTTTGTTAATATAATGAATAAATATCAAGGCAATATTACTAAAGAGCAAATGTATAGAGTTTTATTAAATTTAATTCCTAAAGGAAGAAAATTTTTAAAATATCCTAAAAAAATAGAAAAAAATGAAAAAGATATACAATTATTAATAAAATATTTTAAATGCTCTAGTCATGAAGCACAAGAATACTTAAAATATGATTTTATTAGAGATATTGATATAAAAATTATAAAAGAAAAGTTCGGAGGCAAAAAAAGTGAAATATAAAGTATATGAATGGGGTGGAGTAGATTTAAGAGAACATGAATGTGAAAATTATTTAGCTAATCCAGATGGATTCTTTGATTTAGGTATAACAAACTGTGATTCCCATCCGACCAATGTAAATAATGCGCTTGTAAGAGAACCCGTTATTTATATTGAAAATTTAGAAAATAAAGAAATTCATTTACAAGTGGATATACACCCACATGGTAAAATTACAGAAACTCTTCCAAAATATGAAAAAATAGGTGATTGGAAAATAACAGTAAATAAAGATAATGTAATTAATGATATATTTAATTATTTGTTTTATGAAGTAGATATAAATTTAGTAGAAGATATTAAATGTAATTCATATAGATATTATAAAGAAACTATATATTCTGCTTTGAAACAATTATTTAAAGATGAAGGATTCAAAGAAATCCATTTTAATGACTTTATTAATTATTGGGCAAAAACAATAGATAAATACGAAAATGAAATTAATTTTACAATTTTCAATAAAAATATGATTAATAAATATTTTCATACTGTATTTTCTCCATATCCTCCAATATCTTGGAAAAGATTATATATTGCATTTTGGTGATATTTTATGAATAAAGAAAGAGATAAATTTTTAACTGAAATTATTGGAGATTGTTGGCATGAATTTCCTAAAAGAACTTACCCTTTAGTAACTATAATTGAACCACAAAGTGAAATATGTTTAAATTGTCAAAAATCTATTTATATTACTCATAATATAAATTTTAATAAATGGGAAGGTTTTGGTAAATTATGGGAATGGGCTATTGAACAAGATTGGTGGCCCAAATTATGGAGATCTTATTTATCTAAATCAACTTATAAATCTGATATTATAAATCCTAATAATTTTGCCGATTTTATATATAATTATTTAAAAAATGGAAAGAAATAAAATGGATATTAGTTTTTATGAAGATGGCGGTACAGCTAAAATAGTATTTGAAGAGTATTCTTTCTATATAGATTATAGAAAAAATTCTAAAAATAAAGGAGCTATATATAATATATATCCTAATGATAAAGGTGCTTATAGGGTTACTGGTTTAGATATTCTTCAAGAATATAGAGAAATTTTAGAACAAGCTAGAAAAGAAATTAAAAATAATTTAACTATTATTTTTGGACTTCAATGGATTAATGAAAGAATAGATATTAAGTTAAAAAATAAGCCTAAACCGAAACTAAAATCTAAACCGAAGATATCTAAAAAATCAAGGAGAATATACATACATGAGTAATGGTGCACAAGAATTAATATCGCAAGAATGTGATAAAATAAAAGAAATACTTTTAGAAAAAAATAGAAAATACGGAAATTCTGCTATTGCTCCAGTCAGAATATTTTCAAAAGCAGATCCTATAGAACAAATAAAAGTTAGATTAGATGATAAATTATCTAGAATAATTTCAGATCAATGTGATGAAGATGAAGATCCAGCGTTAGATATAATAGGTTATCTAATTTTAGAAAGAGTAGCAAAAGAATATTATAAAAATGAAGATGTTAGTATTAAAAATGGTTAATAGAAAAGTGATTTACATAATATAAAAACTTTGACTTTTTAATCAAAATATATTATAATATAAAAATTGTAAAAGAAAGGAGATAGATAGTTTAATATGAATACAGCAATGAGAAAAGGAATAGAGGTAAAAATATTAGAAAGTTTTCCTATTATACAAGAGTCCTTATCTAGAATAGGAATTAGAAGCCAATATGAAAAAAAGTTATGGCCTTCTTGTTATATCTATATGACTAGAGTAGATGGTAAAGTATATATAGCACATTTTAAAGAATTATTAAAAAATCCAAATATGTCTGAAGATGATGAAAAACGTAGAAATACTATTCTTTGGGTTTTACATAATTGGGGATTTATTGAAATCGAAGATATCAAACTAAGAAATACATTGTTTGAAAATAAGCAGGAAAGAAAACTTTGTATTTTGTCTAAAAAGCAAATTGAAGAAGAATCATGGGAAATTATTCCAAAATGTCATGAAAATACTTTATATTATCATTCTATGAATGGTATGCCTAGAAAGGAAAAATCTGAGGATACTGAAGTAATAGAAAAATAATAAATATGAGTTATTTAATTAAAATTAATATATTGAAATTATTAACTGAAAAGAAAAATGAATTCAAATTTAAATATAATATAAATCCAAAAATATTAATATTAAGTGATGAATTCTATAATTTATTAAAAGAGGAGGGAGAAAAAAGTTTAAGATATACAACTGATATTGATGAAAATAAAATAATGGGTGTCAGGATATTGAAGACTCCAGTAAAGGACATAATTAATTACTATTAAGGAGTATTCAAAAAAAATGAATTTAGATAATGATATTTTAATGAAGAGCTTAGGGAAAATGAAAGCTCATGAAAAAGAAGTAACATCAGGTGGTGGAGGAACTAACTTATTTTCTACTGAAAAATTTTGGAAACCAGAAGTACCAAAGAAGGGCAAAAATACTTTTAGAATTAGACCTTTACCTACATTAAAAGAAGATGGGGCACATTGGGTTCTTATTCTTATACATACTGGTATTAAAACTACAACTGGTGGATGGATTAATGAACCTTGTCCTGAAACATTTCCTGAAAATAAAGGGCAATGTCCAATTTGTAATGAATCTAGAAGACTTTTTAATACTGGTGATCCAGCAGATGAAAAAAGAGCTAGACTTTTGTGGAGAAAAAAATCTTGGGTAGCTAATATTTTAGTTGTTAAAGATGGTAGAAATGATGGTTCCAATGAAAATAAAGTATTTATGTATAAATTTGGACAAAAAGTGTATAATAAATTTGACAATGCACTTTTTCCAGATCCAGAAAGTGGAGATAAACCATTAATTTTTCTTAATCCTACAAAAGGATATGATTTTAAATTAGTTACTAAGATGGTTAAAGATGGCCAAAATGAGTTTCCTAATTATGATGATTCAGAATTTTATAGAGAATCAACACCAATTGATGAAAAAGATAAAAAAATTGAAGAAATTCTAGAAAATGCATTTGATTTAGAATCTGAATTATTAGCTCCTACAAATTTTAAAACTATTGAGGAACTAGAAAAGATTTTAAGTATTCAAATTTTAGGATCTACGAAACCTAGTAAACCAAATGAGTCTAATGTACAAAATTCCATTGAGGAAGAAGATGAGGAAGAAGATTTTGAAGTAGAAACAGAGTCAGGTGAAGAATATGAAGAGGATGATTCATCCTCTGATGATGACGATTTTTTATCTGAATTAGAAAAAGATTTAGATGACGATGATTGATAAAATAATATAAAAAATTAATTATGAGCCGACTAAAATAAGTTAGTCGGCTTTATTTTTATCTTGACTTTTATAACATAATATTTTATAATATTTTAAAAATATTATTTGAGGAGGATTAAAATGAGATTGTCTAAAAGAAAGGCATTAGAAATCTGTATTGAGCTATGGTCATGGCTAGCTAAAAGTGAAGATTTTAGGAAAGGCAATTGGCCAGGATGGAAAAGAAACGGTGGTAAATATATTAGAGTAGAAAATGATTGTTCATTATGTGAATATGATGAATATAGAAGAGGGCAGAATAAAATATATAAACCAAATTGTTATTATTGTCCTTTGAAAGAAGAATTAGATTATTGTGATAAAAATAGTTTATATACAAAATGGCGTATGTTTTCAGGTGATAAATCTAAATATGCTAGCCAGATTAGGGATGTAGCTATTAAAGCCTTAAACGAATTAAAATAAAGGAGATTGAAAATGGATAATAGATTTCGTCATGAAAATGATTTTGAAGCAGTAGATACTATAGATGCTATGTTGTTCAGTGGATGCCCTACAGATAATGAAATAGAAGCATTGGAAGAATATATTAAAAGATGGGGAAATCAAATAGAAGAATGTAAAAAATTTAATGAAGAAGAAGAGTTTTAAAAAAATTTAAATAAATAAAGGAGAAAGAATAATGAACAATGGAAGAAAAGAAATAGCAAAAACTTTAAAAACTGTATTAGATCATCACATTATGGGTGATATCATTGATAGATCTAATCCTATAATGTCTGAAGATATTGATGAAGTTTTAAATTATTGGAAATATGATTTATTTAAAAGAAATCCTGCACCTGCTTATATTAATGATAATGGTGATATCATTTGTTCTGATCTTGATTTAGCCACATTTTTATATACTCTTGCAGATAGAGGGGCAGTTATTTCAATTCCAAGTTATAAATCTATGAGAGCTACTACTGTTAAAGAAGGACAGTTGCTTACATCAAAAGAAAATAGGCATGGTAAACTTATTGGATTAAACGCAAATAAGGAAACTTTTTCTTTTGGAATTAAAATATTTGATAATAATGTTATTACTACAGATTCTGTAGGAGATTTTCGAAATTTTAATCTAACAAATTTAAAAGGATCTTTTTATAGTGGGTGGAATACTATTCAATTCTTACCAACTGCAAAAGAAAATAATTTTATAAATGAATCTGGTATAGCTTCTGATAATAAAATTTATTTTAAGAATTTTGTGCATCCTCTGAGATGGGTATCATTTTTTGGTCATAAATATTTTGTAACAAAAGCTCTTATTGATAGATTAACTGAAGAATCATCATTTTATTATTCATGTATTAAAGAAATGTTAGCTGAAGGTATTAATTACCCAGAAAGTGGCCAAGAAGGAGCTAAAAAAGAATACCCAAAAACTGAAAAATTTGAAGGTAAAAAAATAAAAATAAATTGCTTTGAAATAGAATTAGATATTCCATGGAAAGAGGAATTTATTAAACCAGAATATAATCAACAAACTCTTATTAATTTAACAGAAAAAAGAAAGAAATTTATTTATACAATAATTCCACAATTAAGATTTGCTACTAGAGCAACAGAATTAGCATATTTTAATATGAAAAATTCACTAGATTATGAACCATTTCCATCATGGATTCTAAACGCTAAATGGGAAAAAAATTATATAGTAGTTAATCCAAAAACGGGTCGAAAAGGTAGAAAAAAATGGGATAGATTAATTCTTTTTCAACCAAGTGTTGGTGAACAAGGGGTTGCGATTAGAAGAAGAGTTTATGAGAAAACTGAAGAAGTATCAAAAGACTATGAAGATTAAATGGAGGAGAATTGAAAAATGGATAAACTGATTAAACCAATTAAAGCTTATTATTTCGCCAAAGAAGATCGTCAATTGCGATATAAAGACAATAGACACATCAGAATAGGTAGGACTCATAAAGTTGACGGACCGCCTATTTTATGTGAACATGGTCTCCATGGTTCCATAAAAGCCCTAGATGCCTTGCACTACGCTCCAGGACCAATCCTCTATCAAGTCGAATTGAGTGGTCAACTAGACATCGGTGACGACAAAATAGCGGCCACCGAACGCAAATATCTCAAGTCCTTCGATGCCACCGATTTGCTTCGAGAGTTTGCTCGCCGACAGGCTATGATCAACATCACCAAAATCAAGCCCTATTGCTCTGCTAAAGACTATGATCTGATAGTTGATTGGCTGGAGACTGGAAATGAAGAGATTAGAGAGGCAGCAAGGTCAGCAGCAGAGGCAGCATACTCAGCAGCAGAGGCAGCAGCAAGGGCAGCAGCAGATGCAGCAGCATGGGTAGCAGCAGAGGCAGCAGCAAATGAAATGCTGGAAGAAATGATAGAGAATCACTTTAAAGAAAGGGATTGAAAAATGGATATAAAAAAATTAAAATCTGAAATAACTAAACATGATAAATTATATTGGGAGCAAAACTCGCCGGAAATTTCAGATGAAGAATATGATCTCTTGAAGTTGCAATTAAAATCTATAAATCCTACAGATGAATTTTTTGATGATGTAGATACTCAAAAATCTTTACATCCTCAAAGGAAATATAGACATAAAATCCCTATGCTTTCTTTAGAAAAGTTTACATCTAAAGAGAAAGTTATTAAATGGATGAAAGGAATTTCTAGAACATCAGATGAAAAATTTAGATTTGAATTAAAACTTGATGGAATATCTGGTAAAATAGAAGATGGTCATCTTGCTACTAGAGGAGATGGGAAATTAGGAGAAGACCATACTCCAAAATTGCCATATTTAAGTTATTTTACTAATGAAACTATAGACCCTTTTAATCCTTCAGACTGTATTGGGGAAATTATTATCACTGATAAATTCTTTAAAAACAATTTAAAGAATGAATTCAAAAATTCTCGTAATGCAACTTCTGGATTAATGGGTAGAAAACATGCTAAAGAAGTTGAAGGAAAAGGTTTAGTATTTGTAGATTATGATTGGTCTAAAATCACTAAAACTACTAATCTAGATGAAATTGATAAAAACTGGGATAAATGGATAGATGAATTCACAAATCTAGGTCTACCATATGATGGAATTGTTATTAAATTAGCTGATAAAGATTACTATAAAGATCTAGGCAATAAAACAAATTGTCCTAAAGGTGCAATTGCTTATAAATTTGCTAATAAAAGAACTATTACTGAAGTTCGATATATTAGACCACAAGTGAGTAGAAATGGTAATTTAATTCCGGTAGCTGAATTAGAACCTGTTGAATTGGCAGGAGTGACAATATCAAAAGCCACTTGTCACAATTATGATTTTATTAAAAATAAAGAAATTTCATCTGATTCTCATGTAATATTAGAAAGAGCAGGTGATGTTATTCCTAAAATAACAGAAATTATTAAAAAAGGAAAAGAAGTTCATTTACCTAAAAATTGTCCATGCTGCAAAACAATTACTATTTCTAAAGGTGTACATATAGTTTGTCCTAATAAAAAATGTGAAGAACAGATCATACAAAATATGTTATTTATTGGAAAAATTTTAAATATTGAAGAAATGGGTAGACCAACAGTAGAAAAAATTTATCGTTATAAGTATTTTGAATTTACAGATGTGACTTCATTTAATGATTTAACATATCATGACATTTTATCATTTGATGGATTTGCGGAAAGTAGCGCGAAAACTCTATATAGAAATATTCAAAATGCTTTAATTAATATTACCGAAACTCAATTTTTAGCTAGTTTTGGAATTGAAGGATGTGGGAGAAGAGTAATAGATAAATTACTAACTAAAGCTAAAAATATTGAGAATCTTTTGAATTTTTCAATATCTAAATTGACTGAAGTAGAAGGTGTTGGAATTATTTTAGCTACTAATTTTATAAATTCTATTAAAGAATATGATATAGAAAGAGTACATAGAAAATATTGTAATGGTATATCTACTCCTAAACAAGAACACTATAATGTTACTAAAGAAGTTAAAGAAACAATTTGCTTCACGGGGAAAGGTGAATATACAAGAAATGAATATAATAAAATGGCAAAAAATAAAGGATATATTCCTAGCAACTCTATAGATAAAAAATTAAACATACTGGTAACTAATAATATAACTAGTCAATCTTCTAAAATGAAAAAGGCTAATAAATATGGAATAAAAATAATTACATATGAAGAATTTTATAAATTATAATTATTTTTTATTTTTATTCCTCCAGTGATTTTTACCACTTCTAGAAGCATATTTAATATCTTTTTCCTTATCAGTATATTTTATTTTATTTTTATTGGGTCCTCGTTTAGTACCTTTTTGTCTTTCTCCATTTTTTCTTCCAATTTCTTTAGCCTTTTGTTTTCCTTCTTCAGTTTGATAGAATTTTTTGACTCCCCTGCTTGTTTTTTCTCTTTCTTCAGGATTTTCCCATCTTTTCTGCGAGGATTTCTTCTTATTTATATTAGGACCTGAACAATTTCCGTCAATAGATCTATATATTTCATTTTTGTATTCTTCTGTATGAATTATATCTTTATTCCATGGATTTCCAGAAAATGCACTATTTTCTTCTTTCATTCTATTACTTTGTACTTTTCTTCTCTCGTCAGACCAAATTGCTCCACTAACACCTTCGCCTCCCCATGTTCTATTTAATAATGGTCCCATATTTAAATCATTGCGACCAATTACCCATATTAATCTTATTTCTTCATCAAATGCTTCTTGTTCATTTACATTTTCTAGAACTTTAATTATAATTGGATTATGCCTTTTATTATATAGCGATTTAAGTTTGCTAAGAAATGGAGTAACTTTATTTAATTTTTTATTATTATCGCATTTTCTTTTAACATAATTCCAATGATCGTACATTCTATTTCCTACTCCTTTACCAACATAAATAGGTTCATAATTGAATATATCTCTCCCTTCATTATAAGAATAATATCCTAGTTTTCTTTGATCTAAATAAACATAGGTATAAAATTTTTTATCTTCAATTAATAAAATTTTATTATGGACTTGTTGCACTTTGACTAGATCTCCTTTATAAATAATTGTAGTAGAGGGACAGCGGATAATTAATCTTCGTCCGTTGCTGAGAGTGTATCAGACTCTCAGCTTACCTCTATTTTAATTATTTATATAAACTAATTTTTTATAAATATCTTGACTTTCATATCGCTTTATAATATAATCATATAAAATAAATAATTAAAAAGGGGTAAAGAAAATGAATGATGTATTTAAATGGAAATTTTGGATATTTGCTAAAAATGTTTCATCTAAAGAAAAATTAATAAAAATAAAAAATAATATTTGGTATCTTAGAATATTTAATACCAAATATTATATTCAATTTATTTAAAGGAGATTGAAAAATGAACAAACCGATTAAACCAATTAAAGCCTATTATTTCGCTAATAAAAACCGCCAATTAAACTATGGCGACAATAGACACATCAGAATAGGTAGGACTCATAAAGTT